GCCAGCTATGGTATAGGAGGAAAACAATGTTTGAAATTCTGGTAATCGGACTGCTGGGAACGATGACAATATGCTTGTTGAAGATTACAGCTATACTGGACGGTTTGTGCGACGGGCTTTCAACGCGCACCCCTGCCCCTCCCCAGGCGAGAGACCCGCGGGCTGACTTCGTTACCAGGGAGATGGGTAAGTGAAATTGATTTTCATTACCTCTTGACTTTTGCGAACACCTGTGCTAAGATGTTTTACAACGCTGTGAACTAGTTACACGGCGACAACAGAATAACCGCGGCGAGTAAGCCGCTTCGAGCGCCCCCGAGCGCCAATCTCAACGCCATGAGCGTGGATTGGCGCTTTTTGTATTCCAGGACAAAACTATGCCATATATCAAGGTCAAAGACGGCGAAAGAACTTGCGTACACAAAAAGAACCCGGACGGTACAGCGGGCGAGCGAATGGCCTGCCACGATACCGATGCCGAAGCTGATCGCCAGATGGCGGCGCTACGTGCCAACGAACCCGATATGCATTCTTTCTACCTCAACATTGACGAATACGTAAACGTCCGCGCAGGCGAGCCGTACCGACTACTGCCGTTTGGCCGGATCGTCAAGAACGGCAAATCACGCGATATCACCCCCGAGATTGCGGCCCGCTTCCGGCTGCCGCACTTCAAGCCGCCTATCAAGCTGGGCAGCCACGAAGATAGCGCCCCGGGCGGCGGCACGCTGATTGGGCTAGAAGTCCGCGCCGATGGGTTATACGGCATACCAGAACTGACCGACAAAGGGGCTAAGACCCTGACCGATGGCGATTACCGCTACCACTCCCCGGAGATTATCTGGGAGGGCGGCGGCTATGAAGATCCAACTACAGGTGAGCTAATCGAAGGCCCGCTGATCGTTGGAGACGCGCTGCTGCATACCCCCCACCTGGGCGAGCGGGCCGCGCTTTATGAAACAATCCACTTACAAAGGAGCGAAACGATGACCGATCAAAACGAACAGGTTTCCCTCGGCTTACTTGAGCGTCTGGTGGCTTTATTCAATAAGCCACAAGCCACCCCGGAAGTTCAAGAGCTGATTACGGAGCCAACCCATGAACCCGAAGGCGTGAAGCCTGAGGAGTTCCAGGCAATCGTGACCGAGCGCGACAGCTACAAGGCTGAACTCGACCAACTCAAAGCGCAGGGTGAGCGCCAGGCGCAGCTTGACAAGTTTACCGCCGAGCTGAAAGCAACCAAAGCCGACGCTGAGGCTGGCCCTGAAATGCTGGCAGGCATGACCGCCGAACAGTCAGAGTGGGTCGTTGCGCAGTTCAAAGCCCTGAGCGCCCAGATCGAAGCTAACGACGTGATCACCGAAGAGTTGGGCACGGACGGCGAAGGCCCGGCGCAAGACGATCTTAACTCGGTTGTGCTCGCGAAAGTTGCGGAGCTGAAAGTCAGCTACAACGACGCGCTGGCAATCGTGGCGAAAGAAAACCCCGACCTGGTGGCCGGGTACAAACAATCTAAGGAGAAATAAGCGATGGCATTTCACACTGATTTCCAATCCATCCCCGGCCTCGTCGCTACCGCTACCCTGGCAGCCAAACAGTACTATGTTGTGAAGGCCTCCACCACAGCGGGCGAGGTCAAGGTTGGGGCGACGGCTGCAACCGACCCGATCCTGGGTATCGTGCAGAACGACCCGGCGGCTGGCGAAGTTGCCCTGGTAGCCTGCGGGGGCGTTGCCCTGGCTGCTGCTGAAACCTCCGTTATTTTTGGTTCCAGCGTTACCGTTAGCACAACCGGGCGCGTCAAGTCTACGGACACTGACGGCAACCGCGTTGTAGGTATCGCCCTGGCAGCTTCCAGCGCCGCCGGCGATATTATCCCCGTCCTGGTCTCGATCCACGACCGGTACAAAGCATAAGGGAGGGTTAAACAATGTCTTTACCAACCATCAATGATGTAGGCGCGGTTGACCCTGTCTTGACCAATATGCTCGTGGGCTTCAAGCAGGACGACAGCCGCTTTGTGGCGGGGCGCGTGTTCCCGTCTGTGCCGGTCAAAAATGACAGCGGCACATATTACACGCTGACTAAGAAGTATTGGTTCCTCGATGGCATGGAGCAGCGTGCGGCAGGCTCGAAGTTTGCCCGCAACGGCTTCGGCGTTGAGACAGCTACCTACGCCACCCTCGGCTGGGGCCTGGAAAATCCAATCCCCGACGAAGTCGAGGCCAATAACCAGATGCCCCTGACCCTGGAAAGTGCAGGCTTGCAGTGGCTGGCTCAGCAATCCCTGATCCGCAAGGAACGGGCCTTCTCCGCTGACTTCATGCTCTACTCGGTCTGGACATCCTACGACAACGACAGCGCCACCGACTGGGACGATTTCCAGAGCGGCGATCCGGCCAGCAACATCAAGACCGGCAAGCGCACTATCTCCCAGCTGACCGGCATGGCTCCCAATACCCTGGTCGTTGGCGAGGTTGTGGATGATGCCCTGACTCTGCATCCCGATATGATCGACCGGATCAAATACGTCACGATGGCGACCGCCATGGGCGTTTCACAGGCCGTCGCCTCCATCCTGGGCGTGCCCAGCTACATCGTCGCTACCGCAATCTACAACAGCGCCAATGAAGGGCAAGACCCAACCCTGGCGGCCATCATCGACGACGACGCCCTGCTGTGCTACGTGGCACCTTCACCTGGCATCTTTACCGCCTCGGCTGGCTACACCTTCACCTGGGCGGGCGGCGGCGGGGATGGCGAGATTGTCCAGTACCGCGACCAATCGGTCAAATCCAACATCTTGCAGCTCTCCGAGCAGTGGGATCAAAAAGTTGTTGCCGCAGACCTGGGCTACTTCTGGGCAGGCATCGTATAGGAGGTGAGCAATGGCTAGAGCACAGAACTCGCCTCGCGGCCTGTTCGCTAAAGACCGGGTCGATGTCGGAGCGCAGCAACTGACCGATGGGACGACCTATCTGAACCTGAATAACGGCGTCAGGATCAGCGGCGCGGCTGGAGGCTTACTGACCGCCGCGGCCTCCTACCTGAATGTGCCCGTTGGTATTCGCATCGGCGGCGCGGCTGGCGGGTTACTGACCGCTACCGCCGCCCTGCTGAACGTGCCCGCGGCCTTACAGCTGACTGCTACCGCGGTTAACTCGACTGCCAGGATTGGCCCTGGCGCAATGCGGTTCGTATCGCAGAGCACCGGCAAGATGATTATGCTCAACACGACCGGCACAACCTGGACATACCTGAACGTTACCAGCGTGCTCGCGTAGCACGTACAAGGGCCGGGATAGGGTTCTAGATCCGACAAGCGTGCCTCCTCCTCACGCTTCCCGGCCCGCCTGGAGGATCGCACGTTGGAGGCGTGCAAACATGACCAAGCAATACACCGGAAGCTGCTACATCGGCGTGGTAGGCGCAGACTTCGAGAGCGGAGAGTGCCGCGACAGTATCGGGCTTATCCTGCACAGGCCGCGCGACGAAGGGCCTTATTTCGCCCGCGCAACAAAGGGCTACGAGGCCAGGCAGACGCACCTTAACAAATGGTTCAACGAGACCAAGCATCCGTTCATTTTACTACTTGACCAGGATATGAGATTTGAGCCGGACACATTGGAGCGGCTGCGTTCGCACGGGCTTCCCTATGTGTCCGGTTTGTATATGCGGAGACGCTACTCCCCGCTTGCGCCGGTCTGGTATAGACCGTACACCGGCAAGTGGCCTTTGGAGCCGTGGGTCGGTGTGCCGGAGAGGGGGAAATTGCACCCGATTGGCGCAAGCGGATGGGGGTGCGTACTGCTGCATCGGGAAGTAGTGGAAGCTGTCAGGCTGCTGCTCAAAGGCGAGTGGGACATTTTCGAGGATGATATGGACATCTACCCCTACGACCTGGGCGCCATCATGACCGCCATCCGCGGCTTGCGTGCCATTGTAGACGGCAAGCCCGACCCGCTGGTAGCGTTCCCGGCTCTGGAAGCCCACCTGACGACCTTAGAGACTGAGATACGCCCGCTGAGGGCAGACCGTGAAGTAGTTGGCTCTGACATCCGCTATCCGTTCTTTGCGAAGCAGGCCGGCTATCAACTGGTGGGCGATCCCGACGTGCGACCCGCTCATATGATCGATTACCCGCTATCGGCGAATGACTACGACCAGGCCTCGCCGGATGATGTTGCAGAAGTCTACAAAGAGACCCGTAAGAGCGTATTACAACAGCGCCGCCGCTTACAAGGCCAAAAGACTGGTCTATTCGGGGGTGCGGCATGAGCGACGAATGGCCTACCCACTGCCACGAGATACAGGGCTGGGACACTAACCAATGTTGCTCAACCTGCCATGACGATGCGTATGAATACGGCATCGAACCGTGTGAAATAAAGCTGGGTGAACGCACGCTATTTGTCTGTTGCAAATGTTGGAAGTGGTTCGATGACAGACAGGAAAAGGAGGACGCGGCATGAAAACGCTGTTTATCCTCCCCGGCCCGCCCAAGTGGGCAAGCAGCCGCTTTCGGGCGATCTGGCCCGCGAAGTATATGCAGGATGCGGAGGCGGTAGATACTAGCTTTATATACAAGTCGTCCTGGGGGGATGTGGTTGTTCCCAAATTGCTTGAAGCCGATGCAACGATTTGGATAAAAGTGGGCGATGTTCATATCATGTCCGATCTGGTGCGGCAGGGCAAGCAAGTCTGGTGGGACGTATGCGACCCGTCCTGGTGGTTCAGCCCGAAAGAAGCCCGCGAGATAGCCGACAGCGTGACGGGTATCGTAGCCAGCAATCACGCATTAGCGCAAGACTTCATTGCGTGGTATGGCGACAGCAAGCCCGCCAAGGTCATCCCTGACCGGCTGGACTTCCAGCACTACAACGATGTTAGAGATGACCGCCCACCAGAGGACGGTATCAAGTTCATCTGGTTCGGCGCAGCGCAAAACAGGATCGCCCTATTTGCCGCACTCGCCAATCTTGATCGGCTATGGGCGAATGGCTACAAGTTCAGCCTGACTATCTTTGACGACCAACCCGATAATCGCTGGTTCGGCAGCTCGTACCCGATCTATTACTCGGATTGGAAGCTGGAGACGGAAGTCGCCACCCTTACGGCTCATGACGTTGCGCTACTGCCACCCTACCCAGGCCCGTGGGGAAAGGTCAAGAGCGATAACAAAAAGATTACAGCATGGGCTTGTGGGTTGTCGGTTACCGATGGTCAGGACTACGACGCTCTTGAACAGCTCTTTAGCGGTTATCTTCCAATTGGTTTGGTAGACCGCGAAAATCTAAAAGAGCTCTACGATGTCCGC